TGTCCTTACCCCTTAATTTTTTAAAAATTTTACGGATAAATTCATTGATTACTTCGATACTGCCATCTTCGTGTATTACAATATCGGCATTTTCAAAGTCGATGTCAGGATTATCTTCTTTGAGTTCAGCAAGAAATGCTTCCATTTCTGCTAAATCTTCTTCGGCAACATCTTTCCAACCATCTTCGTCGGCAAGTGTTAATTCCAATTCTATATCATCTTCAGTATCTTCTTCTAGGATTTTTTCGGTTTCGACTTCATCAACAGTTTCTTCTTCAGCAACCGTTGGTTCATCTACACTCTGGTCGGCATTGGCAGATAGAATTTGTTGAACTATATCTTCAACACCAGCCTCGGCAGTAACTTGATCTGTATCAGTTTCCACCGTATCCTCAGAAGCAACGAGATCTGAAAAATCTTTTTCCAATGCTTCCATGTGTTTTCTCCTTATATATGAATATATCTAATACGTATTTATACAAACTAAAGTTTAGACAAGAAATCTTCAAATACTTGCAATGCTTTTAGTTCACGTTCTTGTTTGGGTACGTCTAACACCTTTTTCATTTGGGCAATTTCACCCTCTTGAATTAGACCATTATTCCACACCCACTCTCTCCCTTCCATTATACCATTAACAAAGGCATTAGGTGCAGATGGATCGGCAACAATATCAGCGGCAGTTGCCAAATAGAAATCATCCTTTACTAATTTAGTGCCATTTGGTTGTTCTTCCAATGAACCCATTCCCCTAGAGGAAACTCCAAGTTTAGCACCTTCTTTTAGAATGCTTTCAACAATTTTGCCATATGGTGTTTCACGCATAACTTTTGCTTTACCGATCCAATCGTTGCCACTTCTGCGTAAATTGGTTATCATATGCGAAACACGTTCTAGGTTGATAGTCGGCCCTTCTGGATGACCCAACTCTCCAAAGGCACGACTTTCTTTGATATAATCCTTGTTGTAACGTTTGACTTCACGTTCAAGAATCTCTCTGGGATAAGATCGTTTATTCCTATTTACTGTTTCTGCTTGAAGAAAAACTCCTTCTAGGTATAGACTTTTTTTACCATTGGAATCTTCGTCAATTTCAAAAACCTCTAAATCTTCATTGACTTCTGTTATTAGTTTCATTATTGCCCTCTCAATTATGTGACACTATTGCTATAATCTGGACGTTGAGTATATCCTGTGACCTTTTTAACTTCGATCAATAGACTATAACTGGCATCTGAATTGGCCATACCAGCAGAATCTACATTGATATTAGCATCACCTGTAATGACAAGTGGTGCTGGTAAACCACGATTGTATCTATTCCAACTACCATTTCCACCAAGATTGAGTATAGCAGTAGAACCATCCTTAACAATCAAATATCCACCACCTTGAATGTTCCAAGTAATTGAAACAATTGAAATTTGCTGTGTTCCACTCCCAAGATTATCACTAAAACTAGCATTAACATCAACTGTCTGTTGTGTTATTCCAGCAGATAAATCCCCTGCTTGAGTTGCCCGAAATAATGAAACTCCATTGGGATTCGACTGTTCAAACACTTTAGTCATATTTGCCATTGGTTATTCCCCCTTTTTATCGGTTTCCTTTGGCAAACTTTCAGTGGATAGATTGTTCAACCAATCTTTCGCAACCACTGGTTTTCTCAATTCCAGTTTTTGCATAATTCTATCTGCCAATTCTTGCTGAAACAATGCAGTTGCATCAACCGATTCCCCATCATCTATCGCATTAATTATATCTTTAACTGCCATTGTCCGCTCCTTGATTTAGTAATCTCTGTATCTTATTTATGTCAAACTGTTTCTCACCAGTTATGAGTTGTTTTTCTTCATTTGGTGGTTGTTGTCCATTGCTGTTTGCTGGCGGTACTGCTGGTACTGGTTCACCCTCTGGTGGTGGTTCTTCCATTGGTGGTTCTCCACCTCCAGCACCCATAGCACCCCATTCAATAGTGGCATCTTTTGCCAATGTTCCACCATCCACTTCAGCATCAATTTGTTTCTTCATTTGCCTGATTTCTTTATCGGTCATTTGTAAGATGTTCTTTTTGATGTGTTCCATCGAAAAATACCGACCAGCATATTCGGCAACCGTACTTAGTAATTCCATACGCATTTGTAATATTTCAGCTGTTTTCTGTTCACGATAATACGAATCTTCTGCCCATTCATACTGAATTTCATGTTTGATCTTATCCCAATCTGCCTCTTTGATGATTCCCATTAGAATCAATTGTGCTTTCAACAGTTGGTCAAAGAATTCAGTGAACTTATTACGCAGACGATCAATAAACTTACTGAACTTCATTTCATCTCTGGAAATTTCTGATTCACGACCAAGTGAAAAACCAGAAGATTGTTCATCCAAACGACTTGATGGTACATTCAGTGCTTTGTAGAGTTTGACTTGAAAATAGATCACATCATCCATCTCACCCAAATTCTGACCACCCTGTAATGTAGTAATTTCCGTACCACGACCACCTTCCCTACGTGGCAACCAAAAGTCCTCTAACATACTCATGTGCTTGCGTTCATCTTTGATTTCACCAGTTTCGGCATTATAGATCAACTTATTCCGATACTGACTCATGGTATCCCGTAGATATTGCTCTGCTTTTGCTTTGGGTAAATTACCCACGTCAATGTAGAATATTCTCCGTTCTGGTGCGCGACTGATCCGATAAATGACCAATGCATCTTCCATCATAGTCAACTGATTCAATGGTTTGACTGCCTTGTGCAAATACCCTAAAGTATTCATCTTTTTATAATCAAACTGTCCACTGGTTACATGAGCAATAGCATCAGGCATTACTTTAATACCTTCCTGTACTGTCGAATCTGGTCTGTTTGCCTTTTCATTATAGACAAAAAATTCTTCGACCTTTTTCACTAATTCTGCACCATTGGCATTATCTGATCTTACTTTTTGTACTTCCCTAACTTTTCTAATCTTTCTTGGATCTATGTACCTGAGTTCTTGTATACCACGTTTTTTGCGTTCTTCGTCAATAATAATATGAAAATATAACCTCCCATCAATATACCATTTTCTAAAAATATCATATCCTTTTTTGTTAAAGTCCAACGTTTGAATAATCTTATCCCATGCTTCGTGAATTTTCTTTTTGACTGCATCGGGAGCTCCAAGTTCATTCAAATCAAGATTTAGTGCGTTTTCTTTTTCGTCTGATATTACAATTGCTTCGTTTACTATCGCATCAATTGCCATATCGCATTCTGGATGGATAGACATCTCACGATATTTGTTGATAAGTTCAACTTCGTTTTTGATCGAACCATCCATATCAATGTATTGTCCAAAAGCACCACCAGCCGCAACACCCAACGCACCATCATCGTTCTCTGGTGGCGCAAAGGTTTTCAACTGTTTCTTTGCTTTTGTGACTTCAAATCCGAAAAATTTTGCCATAATAGTACCTAAAAGTGTGGGGGGAATTATCCCCCCACTAGTTTACTTAAAATCCGTATTCAAATGCTCCAGAAAAATCACCAAGAGGTGTATCTGAAACATTAAACGAGACACCAAACTTACCAGTTGTAACACCCTCGTCGAATGTAGTGTCTGCGGTTTCCCACCAAGACATTGCCCATGTTACTGAAAATTCTTCCAGTGCATCATTGCTATCCCAACCCAATTCTATTCCTGCGATTGCCGTTGGAAAAACACCGATCATGGCATATTCTCTGATTGGTTTACCGTTCTTTGAAAACTGAATAACTCTAGCATCACTAGTGTAAGAACTAGGATCAGCAGATACTGCTAAGTTGTCTGCTTTTCCATTGATAACTTCTGCCCACTGTTCCACAAATTTCCTAACTTTGAAATCTTCATCGTTGATGATAGTGGTTTCCCAATCATCAAATGTGGTATTACCAGCAAGTTTCAGCACCCTACCCATGTAAGGAACTTCGACAGGCCCGATGTTTACGCCAGGAATTGCAGTGGTCTTAACCATGAATGGAGCCATTTTGTCACCACCATGCGTAGTACCAATACCAGCTGGAGGATTAATTTGGACTGCAAACAGGTTAGGTCTTGCACCTCCACCAGCAAGGGATTTCCTAAAAGTGTTTATATTCATCTGTGTTCTCCTATGTTATCTCTATTTATGCCCCTGCTACCTCAGAAAATGCTACACCAGTTCTAACAGCAACAAAGTTAAGTTGAATGAAGTTGATTGAACGTGCTGGTTTGACAAAAATGTCACCGACAAATTCGTTTCTGTCTATGACATCACCAGTGTTGTTACTAGTATCACACACCACTTTGTAGTCGAATATACCACGTTGTGCTTTGATTCCACCCAAAAATGGTTCAACCATGTTTCGGAATGATGATCTTGTGAACTCATCGTTGAATTCAAACAACATTGATTTGGCTGCTCTGGAAATCGATTTCTCAAGAACTATAAACAATCTACGCACGTTAATTCGGTCAAAGGCACTTGGTTTTGCCAATAGTGTTTTATCACCAAACAGCAATGTACCTTGGCCAGGCATCGATACCACTGGATTTACCCTATCTTTGTAAAGAGTATCTCGATCTGCCTTGGCTGGATTCAACCACAATTTTACTACGTTCTTGATTTGCCCACGACTAAACCCTGCTGGACTCCACCATGACGCATTTGAATTGTCCGTTGCCACACATAAACCAGCAACATCACCATTCAATGGTATGTCAATATATTTATCTGTATATCGATTGTAAGTTCGTTTCCAACCAGAATCGGCAATACCATAAGATGAACTTCTCAGAGATTCTGCCCATGTCTTAACGGTTGCAGTTTTAGATGCAGAAGTACCAGCACCAATTACAGCAGAGGATTGTGGTGAAAGTGTTACTATACAGTCCTTTCGGACTTCAGCAACATTTTCTATGATATATTCACCAACTGCAGCTGCACTGTCATCAACACCTGTCATCAGTATACCGATATCTACCGTGTCAGCATCATCAAACAAATTATATCCCTTACCAGCAACAGTTCTGTTGGTAGTGCTATTTCCATCAGCAGTGTCATCAACACCGTTTGCTAATTGTACCGAATAACCTGTCGTTAAATTGGTGAATGCAGTAGCATCAGAGGATGCATGATTGCTCCATGATGCTTCTGATGTTGCATTTGCCCAAAAACCAGTACCATAGATGTATTGTGAATCTCTACGCAACACATCTTTCCAGAAATTACTATTGCCCTGTGCATCTCTGGCATCGTCTGCTAAGGATAGTGCTTCGTACTTTTCTAAAACCGTACCAGCTGTACCCGTGAGTTTGCCATCGGCATCTATAACTACCAAATGAATTTCGTCATTGACATCAGTGTTTCCGTTTTTCCCTAAGACGTAAGCAGATGTATTCGGCGCACGATCATACAATGTATACAGGTCTTTATCAGTACCGTTTATGGTTTCTTTCCAATTAGTAAATGTACCTTGATGCCATACACTAACTAAAAGACTATTACCCAAAGCACCAGCATATCTGGCAATAAAGGTTGCTCCACCATCGGCATAAGTTGTACTATCAAACTTATCTGTATTTTCAACTTTGGATTCTTCACCAACAGCTGTGGTTGTCGTTACAGTGTCAACTGTTGCTGTACCACCAGTACCACCCGTGATGTTCAAAATGTCACCTGATGCATATCCACTACCACCAGCAACAATACTAGCAGTTAGAATAACACCACTACCATCAACAGTTATTAATACCGTTGCACCAGTACCTACTCCCGTACCAGCAGTAGTAGCTTTAGTACCAGCAGTATGACCTGTACCTCCAGAAGTTACTGATCCTTCTAAATCCGAAATAACACCCTCAACTGCTGTACCACTACCATCGGATGCGTTTGTTTCGTCATCTCCTAATGTTCTTACCACGTTGAGTGACCCTGCATATGCAAGGAAATTTGAAGCAACGTGCCAGTTTTGTTCTACAGCAGTGGTTGTTGGTTTTCCGAAAACTTTTGCCAACTCAACCTCTGATGTAATTGAAGTAATCTGATCCGCCGGCCCCCATAGAAATGCGGCGGCAAATCCAGCATCAGACGTGCTGACTGCTGGTACTACATTCGTAGCATCTATCTCCTTAACTAATACGCCAGGACTTACTTGAAATGCCATGTCTGTTTCTCCTTATCGTTTGGTTGTATAAACTTTCCCTATAAAAGTTACAAGTGAACTTGCACAAATATTTATAAAAAATTACATTTCAGCAACTTCCCACATTTGCCCACTTCTATCTAAGAAAGTTTCTGGTTCCAAACCAGTGTTCATTATACCAAATGGTGTTAATTCTTCTTCGATTTCTCGCATCCTCTGTTCATACATTTTCAATCGCAAATCCTGATCCATCAAATCCTTGAAGTAACGTTGATTTGCTACCCACGAAAACAGAACCAATGTCATAACAATATCATCGTGTGAACCCTCAGTTGCTTGATAACTCTTACCCTTAACCGCAAAACACGTCAATTCGGCAATGGTGTTGAAATCAACAATCAATAACTGATCTTCTTCGATTAAATTCTTGAGTGTCCGACACCCAATCCTCTTAACCTGTGCCGTTGTTTTGATACCCAATTCAGTACCCTTTCCAAAACCAGCACTGAGTACTTGACCAGAACGACCTTTTATGGTGGATGTCAATATGTTCTCATATTCCAAATCGTAATGTAGAATATCGGCAACCTGTCCACCAATATCATTCACTTCCAACATCACATGTGCTTCATTATATTCCTTTGCCACCTCAAAAATAATTGTCGGATAAAGCAAAGGTGAAATTTCATTATCACGATAAACTGCCACCATCTTATAGGGTGTATCAGTCGCATCTATAACAGTAAAGGCACTATAATTTTGCCCTGCACCTCTTGCCACATCACATGCCATAAAATAAAATCGATTATCTTTAGATTCTTCGTAGACACTCAATCCATCTTTTCTGAAAATGGGATCTTTGAATACCAACGTCGATAGTTTAGAT